CACTGTCAGGAAAATGCCGACAGTAGATGCTGTGCCTGTCAGACACGGGCAGTGGATGTCAAGAGAAGAAGGAGCGGTATATCCCTTTTGGGAAAGATACACTTGCTCTGTATGTGGCAAACACGCCTATGATACAGATTATTGCCCGAACTGCGGAGCAAGGATGGATAAAGAATGAAAGAGTGGACAACGTTCGATACTCTGATGGTGATACACATCATTCTGCTCGCGGCGGTAACAATTATCGAGATGTTAGGGAAGGGGTGACTTTAATGGATGAATCAGAAGAAAAAATCAGCACGTTTGAAGAATATACGCTCGTGCTTAAACACGAGTACACTGCCGATGATGGAAAAAGGTATCCGATCGACCGTCCGATATACGTGCGGTATGTTGTTTATCCGGGCTTAAATCATCCTACAGCAGTCGTGGTAAATGAGATGCTCAAAAAATTAAGTAACTTTATGCTAGAGGCAACTCGTGATACTGACTGAGGAAGAGAAAGAGATCTGCAAGATGCATCGCAGAAGGCACGAGGACGGAAAAACAAGATGCAAAGAGTGTCCGCTCGTGATCGATGCAAAGTGGTGCATCTGCAAGGCAAACTGCACGGAGGAGGAATACTGTGAGCGAAAGAAGATGTGAAAACTGTGTCCATTACGCAAAGGACATGTGTTGGAAAAGAGTCACTCCGATCGACAAGGAATCAGAGCATCCGTGTTTCAAAAATACCGAGGTAATATACGTGACAGTCACGGTATTTGTAAATTATGGGAGGGATGATGATTAAAGTAGAAAAGGTAGACGTTTACGGATTTGAACATGCTGTCCGAGCAATGAGAAATCCGATGAACAGCTGGGATAAAAGCGACAGCTATGTCAGACAAGTTGACGGAGATGGAATAGAGATAACTAAGTACGAAGAAGTCGGTAGCAATGACCTTGACCTGATGATGCGGTTATACAATGCCGGACCTGAGCATCGGACGTATGCAAGAATGATTTACGTCTGGATGGATATAACCGCTCCGCTTTACTGGTGGAAAGAAATGGACAGGTACACTATCGGAAAGTCACAGGTGTCCACATCGACAATGCATAAGATTCATGCAAAGGAATTTGAACTGGATGATTTTAGTCATGAGCATTTAAACACAGCAAGCAGTACATATATGGACACTATATTATATGGTTTAAATAAAAATAGAAAATTATTTTTAGAGACTAAAAAGAAAGAGTATTGGTGGCAGATGATTCAGCTACTGCCGTCTTCATACAATCAGAAAAGAACCGTCTGCATGTCTTATGAAACAGTGTTCAAAATCATTAAGGAGCGGACAGGACATAAGCTGGATGAATGGAATGACTTCGTGTCCATCCTCAAAGATCTTCCGTACGTGAAAGAAATCATCGGATCTCCGACTGAAGATAATCCTGTCCAATCTGCTTCTGCTAAAATTTAGGCATGAAATTTATCGAAACAGGCAAAATAAAAAAACCCAGCAGATCCACAAAAGGGTCTGCCGGGTATGACTTCTACTGTCCTCAGACATTGACCATCGGCTCTGGTGAAATCGCCGTGATCGATACAGGAATTATCGCTGAGATTGATGATGGATATTATCTGTCCCTCCATCCGAGATCGTCATTGTATTCAAAGGGGCTATGCATTGAAGGGATAATCGACTCCGATTATAACCGGGAAATCAAAGCGATTATCCAGAACAGAAACAAATCTCACTCCGTCCACATCAATGCCGGAGAAAGATTCATGCAAGGTATATTCCATCGGTACTATACAGTCGATGATGATGACGTGTCCGATGAGCGAAACGGTGGGCTAGGATCTACCGGGAGGTAACCATGTCCGCTATAGACAGGGAAGAGACAATCAAGAAACTTCAAGAGATTCAGAAAGCAAGGACTCACTGCCAGTGTTCAAGGGACAAGGTGATTGAGAAGATCGCATTCGACTACGCAATCGAGGTTGTCCGAAGGATGCCTGATGCAAAAGAATGAGTTCTACGATTCTCCGAAATGGCTACGTGTCCGCAAGCGTGTCCTCCTCAGAGACAAATACCAAGACGTATGGGCTAAACGGTACGGCAAGGTAAAGGCAGCGGAAGTTGTCCATCACATATTTCCGAGAGACGAGTTTCCACAGTACCAATACGACACATGGAATCTCATCTCCGTTTCTAGGCAGACACACAACACGTTCCATGACAGGGATACTGACGAATTAACCGAAACCGGGATGGAACTTCTCCGCTCGACCGCAAGGAAGAACGGTATAGAGATCCCGGAAAAATACATGGTCCGCAAGGGAAAAGGGAGGAGCAAGAGACGAGATGCCTATTACACTTGAAGATCTGGAAGCGTTCCGTGGACTGTCCTCCGAATTGTCCGCACTGAAAAAGGAAAGGGAATGGCTATACTACCCGGTGTCCTCTCCAAACGGAAGAGAGATGATCGGACAAAGGGGTAACCAAGTGTCCGACCCGACAGCCTCCGCTGTGCATAAAATCGCTGTGATCGATGAGAAGATCACTCTCCGCACGGCAGAAATCGCTGAGAAATTAGAGGGCATCCTTGACTGGCTGGACACCGTATCCGATTCAGAGATACGAGCGATGATACACTGGCGGTATCTGATCGGTGATGATTGGAAGATGGTATGCCGGAAGGTGTATGGCTATGATTCTCCGCAAGCATGTAGAAAAAGAGTATTACGATTCTTCGGAAGGGAAAAATGACAGACAGAGAAATCTATAACAAAGCAAGAAAGCGTGTCACAAACTACACAAACGGCACTCCGTCCGATGAACAGGTTATTGTCCATCTGGAACAGGAGATCGACAGGTACAGAGCGAAACTTGTACAAGCAGAGTCCGAACGGAAAGGTCTGATTGCATGTCCGAGCGGAACAGAGGGCATAATCAGCAAAGTGCTGGAAATCCTCCACATACCATGCAGAGGTGTTGATATAGAGATACATGCAAAACAGGATGAAGTGTCCACTATCGACTATCACATATACGGGATCTATACAAAATAAAAAAAAGCCCACCCACAAGGGGTAGGCTTTTTAGTAGATATGGAAGTTGTCCCTTTCCTTTTCAATTTTGTTTAGAAATCTTTCGTACTCCGCATCAGATATTATTGAAATGCCATGTGCCATCTCCGCACATCCTTTTGCGATGTCATACATCCAGTTATCTATGTAATTGTTAATAAGATAAACTGCTTCATTATGTGCATCACGCTTTTTCATTTAAATATTTCTCCTCCTAATAAAAAGCCTGTCTGAATGACAAGCTTATTTTCTATAGTCTTCTTCAAATGTCCATCCGTCCGCAAAGGAACAGTAATAATACGTCAGTCCGCTCTTCGGCTTCAGCCAGTCTGGAATTCCGTTTTCAAAGTACTCCAACTCAAACACGGGGTCGTAAAACACTCTGCTGTCTGGCTGGAAGTCGTCCGCTGCCATCACGTATATAGTTCCCATGTTGTTCGTGATGATGACGTGTCCATCTGGTGCGTTGTATTCAGCTATCCGCTCGTAGATCTCTTCCGGGGACAATGTCTCCATCAGAGATCTCGCTTTCTCCGTGCAGTAATAATCAGTCATCCGCATCCTCCGCATGGTTCTTCATGTACTCTCTGAGTGCTTCTTTAATAACCGTCTGCTTTGCGTGTTTGTCCAAGAATTCAAGGATGTCCGCATCGGTCCGTATGTTCAACCGCATCTTAATCTGCTTGGTGTTTTCACGCTCCCATTGCAGATGATAGTCCTTTGATTTCCGAGAAAGATCCTTGTATGCCATATATACCTCCACTTTCAATTCTCCGTTTTGTTCTCCGATTCGTCAATGATTTCTGCTAACCGCCGGAGGAAGTTGTCCTCCTGATGCATCTGAATATACTCAAGCTTTAATGCGTTCATCTCCACTGCATTAGCGATGATGTTGGGGTTGCCAAAGTCGAGTGTCCGCATGACCTCGTCTTTGATTCCAAGAAGGCGGTTGTACCGCTTCCGATTGTACTCCATCCGCATTGCGAGAGACTCGCTCTCCGCTTCAACGTACTTCTGAATTCTTTTGATTGTGTCCGTCATGTTATTCCTCCTCCAATGTCCAATCCGCATAGATGTTGCTCACTCCGCTGTCTGATGTGAATACAACGAAACCTTCGCCGACATAGAACTCCCATCCATCTGACGTGTATACAGATGTCATCCGTCTGATTCTTTCCTTCATCTCCGACTCCGCTGCCTTTTTGCTCCGTGCTTTGATTGCGTACATCGTTGTCGGCTTCGGCTGTGTCCGTTCCAGACCGCCGGATTTCTCTGTCCGTCCGAACCCGGTATACTTCCCTTCCGGGAAAGCATACCGAATCGTGCATGATACTGTGTACTTCATCATCTTCCTCCATTCCTCAATCAAAGTATTCGTCCATGTAGTAAGCCTTGTGTTCATCGATCGTGTGGGCAACGATATCCACGAAATCAGTTACTGACGTGTTCTTCTCATCCATTCCGAACATGTAATCCTTGATGCCATAGTCTGAGTGATAAATCCATGCGTTTAGTTCTCGTCTTTTTCTCTTGTTATGAGCGTTTATCTGGTGCGCTTCCGACCGTGTGATGTCCACATAGAAACCTTCTCCAACGTCATACGTTGCTATGTGCATGAATGTTGTCGTGATTTTCATTTTGTCTCCTCCATCTTTCTTGCTACCGCCTGTGCGAATGACCACAGCTGGTCATCCGTCATTGTTTCAATAAATCCATCTCCGTCCACTCTGACTTGCATCAGGTCTTCCCATACATCGTTCTCTGTCCATCCGTCCGCAAGGGAGGCGAGTAGATCTGAGTACTCCGTCACCGCCTCCGCATATTCGATTTCATTCATCTCTTCATAGCTTTTCATTGTCTTCCTCCTTGATTGTTCCAATACAGACAGGGTTAGGACCGTCTGCAATGATTGCAATATAAGCATCCCCTCCGAATTCACGCATCATTTCTTTTGCTGTTTCAAGATCTTCAGACCCTGTTCCCCAGTCGCTGTCGTACTCATCAACCAGAACTGCATACCATTCCTTCATTTCATCTCCTCCATTCGGCACTCAGACCGTTTCCATTCCAGATCGACCTCATCTCCGCATGGCTTATGCCAAGCTTCTCTGCAACAGGTACGAGGTCATTCCACTCGTCAATAATCTCGTCCAACTCACCAACATACTCAGGTTCGTACTGGCTCTTCTGCCATGCAAGATTCTTCAGTTCAATAAGGCATTCATTCTTTGTCATTTCATTTCCTCCATTTCAGCCTGTCGGCTTCTCAGAATCTCCGGCGATATCGGGGACTCTGAGAAGGCGATAGCCTTCTGTCCGAATCACATGTTGTCGAGGATGCACTGCACCAGTTCAACGGCTGCGTTCTCGTATGTTCCGAAGTTGTCCAGATCGGCTGGCAGATGTACATGGTTGCCGACCATCCACTCACGAATTGACCATCCATAATTTTCAAGGAGTGTCTCCCTCGTTATAAGGCTTGCTATAGTGGTGTGATAGTACACTTGGAAGTGTATGGCATCGTCATCCACATAGTCTTGCAGTGCCTCGTCAGAGATGTCCTCATCTTTGATGTGATCCACCATGTACCAATATAGATCATCGTAAGTTGCGTCCCTTTCGTAGCCATCTTCCTCACACCGCTCAGAGATCCTGTCCGCAAGGGCGAGTGCGTGTGCAAGGCTCGTGCTTTCAAATTTGTGCCTGTTGTCCGATTCGATCTTGAGTCTTGCATCGGTGATTTTTTCTAAGATTTCGTTTGTCATTTTTCTTCCTCCTATTCTTTAGGCTCGTAGAATCTTGTGTACATGTGCTGTCCGAATGGTTGAGATCCGGCAAGCCATATGTCAGACAAGTACGCTCCGAATTCAAGGAATCCCTTCGTTGTCTTTGCGATACCCTCAATCCATACATCCATCATCCCTGTGTGATGTTCCTCTCCGCTGTCATATGTTATCCATACATACTGATCCCAGATCCTCCGATTCTTTGCTGTCCGAGCGGATGCTTTCAGTACATCCACGCACCATCCGTATTTATCGTGTACCTCTTCCACTGCATACTTTGCCCATCCGCTTGGTGTTTCGTCATCGTACTGCTTCTCCGACTGGATGACCGCCTTTGCCTGTTCGTACTCTTCGACCGTGTAAAACACTTTGTAGTTTTCCTCAAATGTAACCTTCATTTTTTTCTTCCTCCTTGGCTTCATAAGCCTCTGTCCACCTCCGAATCATCGGGGATAGACAGAGGACCATGATGTCCTCTCCGCTTTAGAACTTCAGTGTCCACAGATCTCTGAAGGGATCGTATTCGGCTGTGCATTTCTTGTCCATCTCGTGCCATAAATACCCCTCTCCCCATCCATAGAGCCATACGTGTCCGCTTGCGGTGTCTCTGTACTTGTGAATGTAGATTCTCTTGTAGAAGAGCCTGTTGAGCGCATTACGCACCGTCTTGTAGTGTCTTATCTTCTTCATTGTGTCCTCCTTTTCGCTACCAACCGCTTACGATGTTGTCGATACTTTCCTCGATGGCATCAATCTCGTAGAGAAGGTTGTCCAACTCGTAAACGTTTGAACTCATCTGCTCTCCTCTGTCTGAGTATTTAAGGGACTCTGGCATGTTCTCATATGCCTCCTCCTCATCATCGTGTACCAGTTCAACGATTGTCCGAATCTGCGAGATTAACTCGTAGGTTGATGTGAGTGCCTGTCTTCTTGCTTTGTTCATCCTGTCCACCTCCTAGTAATAGACTGCTGTTACGTAATCATCATTCGTGAATGTCGTGCCGTTATTGCATACCGTCATACGGATGTTGTCTCCTTCGTTCCATTCATCCTCCACCTCAAAGGTGTAGACGTGTCCGCTCTGATCGGTGCAGTAGGCTGTCCAATTGTTCGTGTCCACTCTGGAAACCGTAGCGAACACCGTGTAGTAGGTCGGTTGTCCGACCGCCAGCAATAGGGCTATTAAGATACTCATTGTTCCATCTCCTTTTCGCTCGCATATTCTCCAATGCGGTAGTAGATCTCGTCATCAACGTCTCTCCAATTCACATAGGTGTCTCCGTCAATGAGGTATTCTCCGTCCATCTGAACGATAACCGTAACTATGTCCTCGCCACACTTTACGGCGGTCACCCCGAATTCTCCATCGGTCATCCACTCCGTGACTGATACGGCGATCTTCTCTGCTACGGTGACGTTGTCCACCGTGATAGTTGTGGATTCACGCTCGGCAATGTCCTTTTCAACTAAGATGCTTCTCCATGCGTAGATCATGTAATTCATTTTTTCTTCCTCCATTCCAAGGTTTCCCTTGTATAGCCCTCCGAATGATCGGGGGACTATATAAGGGGACAGTGTCCTGTCCACCTAGTACCAAAGCGGTATCCGTGAGCCGTCCGAATCGATCCCGTATCCGTCAAGCCATTTGAGAAACTGTCCGAAATCCTCTGCTAGCTGATCGCCAGAAGCACGTTCACGCTGATATTCCATGTATACGTCCATGATTGTGTAGCGTTCATCTTCAAACTCATAGTTTGGGTACAGATTGTATGCCATTTTTTCTTCCTCCAATTCAAGGGGACAGTGTCCTGTCCACCTCACTTGATGAATGTCAGTTTGCACACCGTGACGTGCTGACCGTAATATCCGACCATGTCCACATTCTTGTGTTCCCTGTCCATGTACAGTTCCATGCCTTCTTTGAGAGGCATTCTATCCGCTATATCCGTCAGAAATGCCGTCTTTTGCCATTCGCCTTTTAGGGTAGTCACTTCCATGATCGATGTGCCGTCCGCACAGATATATTCCTGTAGGTATATACCATCGGGAATCCGTGCTATTTCCCCGTACATGTGTTCCGTGTTCACCCAAGAGTTCTCATCGGTGATTTCGTAGACATCAAGTGATACAAGTTCCTTCATTTTTTTCTTCCTCCATTTCAGCCTGTCTCATCAGACCGGGTAGGCTGTCTCCCGGTGACGAGCGTGTCCGCTCGTTTCGACTTCACCAAGATCTGAGTGCCATCTTAGCCGATGCCATCGTACGGTATTCCTGATCGTATATCGGCTTTACGTCATCGCTGTCCGGGTAGTAAATCTTGTCCGTTTCGATAGGGGTGATCGTGTAGAATACACGCTGTCCGATTGTACATCTGTTGATCGTGTGACCACGATAGAATCTCATGAATTCAACTGTCATTTTTTTCTTCCTCCATTTCAAGGTTTCCCTTGTATAGTCCTCCGATCCTGTCCGAATCGGGGGATTGTACAAGGGGACAGTCGCCTGTCCGAATCAGTGTATTTCACACCTGATATCCTTGCGTTTTGACCAACACCATCCACAGGTAGCGCAATCCTTACATCTGCATCTGTAGAACTGATCACCCTTCGCGAACTTTTCAACCGCTGAGTAAGTGTTCCAATTGTTCTTTGCGATCATTTCCAAAGCCCATTCCGGGGTGTCATCCCAAATTGACGCTCTCAATTTGAACTGTTTATGCAGTTTCAACCCGTCAAAGTATGGGAATGACTTCGTATAGGCTATGAACGTGACACGTTCAGATGTACAGTTATCAACGACTTTCAGCCATTTCATGGCATACTCACGGTTATAGAAATCACCGCTTTCATGAATCCGTACGATGTACTTTCGATTCTTCCGATCATTGAAAACGATATCAAGGATTGTGAACGTCATCAGTTCGGCGAAGTCCTCACGCTTTGACATTTCAAAGTTCTTCATACGAGAGGGCAGACAGTCGGGATAAGCTTGTTCAGCTTTCCTTGCGTAACAGTTTTCCTCACAATGAGGTGTACGGAAGGGACACGTTTTTACGGCGGGAAGATTCCAAACAATGAACCGTGTTTCGTCGTTTGAGATAAGCTTTTTGTTACCGTTTGAGACATTCAAGCGGTCGGTAGTTCCGTATTTCATTTTAAGCTTGTAATACAGGCATTTCGTACGGAATAAACGGAACTTTTTTGATGCTTTTTTGTTGATGAAATCCAAAAACTTTTTATCTTTTTTCATGGTTTTTTATCCTCCTTTTAACCATCTCAAAACACACCGCTTTCAGTGTGCTTTGAGATAGCAAGGCTATCTTTCATTTTTTTGCGTTGTGGTTAGGGATTCCCACCCGTTCCGTTTGATTACATGTCGGCGATTGTATTACCGGGGTGGTAACACACCCCGAACAATTGCTAGTAATCATTAACCACGTTCAACGCTCACATTCACATTTATATTTACTTTTCAAAGATCTCACACCCTACCCGGTTACATATCGGATATATATAAGAACGGGGAATGTTTGGGTATTCATTAACGGTGAATCCAAACCCGGGGATAGTTTTTACACTGCTTTACTCTTGCGAGTCCCTACATGCTGAAGGATAACCCAATACCTATGCGCCAATTGTGGGAATCGGTACGGTGTACCGTTCCCCTTTGATAACGGGGTTTGTTCCCCGGTAGCTTGGCTACACCCATATACTACACCCGGGGTTTATGGGTGTCAACAACTTTTTTCAAAAAGTTTTTTCGGTGGTTTTTGAGGAAAGCAGCGAGACGAGTTAGTTAAGGCTAACTCAAGGATCTAGCGTCTGGAAAGCAAGAGGAAAAACGGAAAGAATTTTTTTTGCATATATAATGATATATATAACGGTGTGCCATGTACTAACATTGTGAAAAATCCCGGAATGTTAACAAGTAAAAAAGAGCGGAAAATGTCGTAAATGTAAAAAGCTTTTCATGATATTATGTTAAGGTGAAAAATACCCGGTAAACGGATAATGAAAAACCGATAGCAAGAGGTGACGATATCGGATATTAAAAAACCGATTATACGGAAATGATAACGCAATCGGATAATAAAAAACCGATGACAGGATATTAAAAAGGGATATCAGTTTTTTAATATGGGGGGATATGTATACACTAACTTGTGCAAGTACTTGTATAAAGTCAATATGACTATAAAGAGTGGTATACATGCAAGCAAACTTGCGCAAATACTTGTATAAAGTCAAATTGACTATAAAAGGGGGTGGGGGATGCATGCATGGAAATAGGAAACATGCATGCATGGCGCTTTTTTTGTACATAGTCAAAGCGACTATGACCGCTGGTCAGGGCACCCCGCCCGGTCAGAGGCTTGAAGAAGCCCTCGGAGGGGGTTGCGGTGGGTGAGGTTTTCCCCCTCTAAGGGTTAACCATCGAATTACCCCTATTTTTTCTAGCCCGGTAGGAGGGCTTTTTTGTATGGGCAAGTACCGGGAAAGGAGGTAGGCAACTGTGAAAAGAGGAGCATGGAAGAAGAAGATCGTTCATGACATGACGGAAGTCGGGACGTATAAGGACTCGTTCGTGTCTGCGATTGATACGCTTGCTGACATTCTTGAACGGCGAGACATGGCGATGAAGCAGTGGAAAGACGAAGGCTGTGAGGTCACGGTCATTAAGATTTCTGATCGTGGAGCAAAGAATGTTGCGAAGAACCCACTGGTGTCGATTATTCAAGAGTGTGAGAAGGATGCGCTCACATACTGGACTCAGCTAGGGCTGACACCCGGCGGTTTGAAGAAAACGTTCGTGGCTGAGAGAGAAACTGCGGAGAAGAGCGTGAAAGGTCTGGGTGAAATTCTGAGGTCGATAGCAAATGAAAATGACTAAGAACTTAAAGGAAGTCATGGATTATGCTGAAGGAATCAGAGACGGACGAATAAAAGCAAACAAGTACCGGGTAAAGGCAATCGAGCGATTCTTCAGAGATCTGGAAGATGAGCGGTATGAACTGGTTAACCGTGACCCGGAGTTCTGCATCAAGATTATTGAGAGTACATTGTGCCACCAGCAAGGGGAAACGATAGACGGCAAGCCGTTGAGAGGTGAGCCGTTTTTGCTCAGTTCGTTCCAGAAGTTCTGCATCTACAACATGGTCGGTTTCAAACTGAAAGGAACGAATCTACTGCGGTTTCATGAAGCGTTATTGTTCATGCCTCGTAAGAATGGCAAGACATCGCTTGTTGCGGCACTGGCATGGGCTTTGTCGTTACTGTACAGACAGAGCGGTTCAAAGTGCTATATTGCTTCAGCTGCCCTGATTCAGTCGCTTGAGTCGTTTAACTTTCTGAAATACAACATCGAGCGGATGGGAGAAGACAAGAAGAACGGTGGCATGATAGCAATCACCGATAACAACAACCAGCATTCCATGACTGCGAATCTGCCAGACGGCTCGATATTCATTCGTGCCTTGGCGGCATCGCCTGATAAACAGGACTCGCTGAATGCCAATATTTGTATATGTGATGAGATTCATGCTTATCGCCAGCCGAAACAGTACAACCTGTTTAAAGAGGCGCAGAAGGGCTATTCTAACTCGATTCTGCTAGGTGTAACGACAGCCGGGGACAATGAACAAGGATTCCTTGGGCAGCGTTTAAAGTACTGTAGGAACGTCTTAGACGGCATCGTGGAGGATGAACAGTATTTCATCATGCTGTGCGAAGCAGACGCTGACGAAAACGGTGATGTGGACTTTACGAACCCGGAAGTGCATGAGATGGCTAACCCTTCGTATAACCTGACGATTCGCCCGGCAGACATGCTACAGGACTCATTACAGGCACAGAATGACCCACAACAGAGAAAGGACTTCTTAGCTAAGTCTTTGAATGTATTCACTACTGCTTTGAAGGCTTATTTCGATGTTGATGAATTCAGACGGTCAGACATGCAGTATAACTGGACACTGGATGAACTTGCTCATCTGCCGATTCGGTGGTACGGCGGTGCTGACTTGTCGAGAATGCATGACCTGACGGCAGCTGCCCTGTTTGGGCAGTACCAAGGTGTGGACATTGTCATCACACACGCATTTTTCCCTGTGACACAGGCGGCGGCAAAAGCTGACGAAGACGGTATACCGCTGTTTGGTTGGAAAGATGACGGCTGGCTGACGATGTGTAACTCACCGACAGTTAACTTTGGAGATATCGTTAACTGGTTTATTGATATGCGGAGCATGGGCTTCAAGATCGTACAGGTCGGTCACGACAGAAAGTTCGCCGGGGAAGAGTATTTCCCGTTGATGAGAAAGGCTGGATTCTATGTTGTTGACCAGCCTCAGTACTTTTATCTGAAGTCACAGGGCTTCAGACATTTAGAAAGATCTGCCAAGAATGGCACATTGTATTATCTGCATTCAGAAGCCTATGAGTACTGTGTAGGAAACGTACGAGCAGTTGAGAAGACAGACGATGCAGTCATGTATGAGAAGGTCGAGCCTAAAAACAGAATCGACCTTTTTGATGCATCTGTGTTTGCCTGTGTTCGGTGCTTTGAGGATGCAGAGAAACAGAAGAAAGTCGGAGGATTCTTTGGATGAGCAGAAGAAAAAGGAAACAGCGAGGACAGTGTTTCAACGATGTGCCGACACCGAAAGTAGGATATGTGCTTGGCACTGACTTTAACACGCTGTGTTGCACTGAGTACACGTCTCTGGACCATTGCCCGGAGATCATGACAGGGTGCAGACGAATCGCCGAACTCATCGGGTCAATGACGATCTATTTGATGGAGAACACAAAAAAAGGTGATGTTCGCATACAGAACGAACTATCCCGGAAGATCGACATATACCCGATAAACACGATGACGAGAGCAAAATGGATGGAGGCTATCGTCATGAACTTGCTCTTGTATGGTGAAGGCAACTCTGTTGTTGTACCGCATACATGGGGCGGTGAGATCAAATCCCTTGAGCCGATATCGGCAAGCAGAGTTTCGTTTCTGCCGGATGGTAACAGCTACCGGGATTACAAGATCATGATCGATGGGAAGCCTAAGTCGCCAGACAGTGTGCTTCACTTCACGCTGAACCCGGATAAAACATTTCTATGGAAGGGACGTGGGTTGAGCATTTCTCTCAGAGATCTGGCAAAGAACTTGAAACAGGCATCTGCTACCGAACGAGGATTCATGGAATCAAAATGGAAACCATCGATCATCGTTAAAGTTGATGCGATGATCGAAGAATTCAGTACCCCGGAAGGACGTAAGAAGATTCTTGATGACTATGTGAGAAGTTCTGAAGTCGGAGAGCCTTGGCTGATACCGGGCGAGCAGTTTTCTGTAGAACAGGTGAAACCGCTGAGTCTTGCTGATTTGGCGATTGTGGACACAGTGGAACTTGATAAACGAGCGGTTGCTTCGATTCTCGGTGTACCGCCTTTTCTTTTGGGTGTAGGCGATTACAACCAGAAGCAATGGAATAACTTTATTCAGACGGTCATTGGACCGATGTGTACATCTCTGGCACAGGAGATGACACGCAAGCTGATTATCAATGATCGATGGTATCTGCGGTTCAACACATTGAATCTGATGGACTGGGACGTTACATCAATCTCTCAGGTATTTGGTGTGCTGTTTGACAGAGGTATCGTTACCGGGAATGAGGTACGTGACAGAATCGGTTACGACCCGAAAGACGGTCTTGATGAACTGCATGTACTTGAGAACTACATCAACATCGACAGGATTGACGATCAGAAGAAACTCCTACAGGAGGGCGAAAATGGATAGGCGATATTTAAACATACATGAATTGCGTACAAGTGATGAGGACAATAACCCTGTGATCGAGGGTTACTTCGCAGTCTTCGGAGATATCTATGAAGTCTGGGACGGTGCTACCGAAAGCATCGCACCGGGAGCATTTGATGAATCCATCAGCGGAGATGTTCGGTCACTGTATAACCACAACGATGACCTTGTTCTCGGAAGAACTAGTGCCGGAACTATGGAACTGAGACAGGACAGTCACGGGCTGTGGGGTCGAGTCAAGATCAACACTAACGACACAGAAGCTATGAATGCCTACGAGCGGATTAAGCGTGGGGACATCACGGGATGCAGTTTCGGATTCAACATTGCTGAAGAAACTACTGAAGTCCGTGATGACGGAACGGTACACTGGACGATCACGAAAGTGAATCCTCTGTATGAGATTTCACCCTGTACTTTTCCGGCATATGAGGCAACACATGTTTCTGCCCGTAAGAAAAATCTTGATGACATTGCCAAGCGAAAGCTGGAACTGCGGAAGATTGAAATCCGCAAGAAGCTGAAAGGAGAACGGAATGGCGATTAAAGCACTTATGCTCCGTAAGAAGATCGACATCAAAGAGAAGGCTCTTGCTGAACTGAGATCTAAGATCGAAGGATTTACGACAAGAGAATCAGAACTTGAGAAGGCTCTTGCGGAAGCACAGACAGAAGAAGAAACAACTGTAGTCGAAGAGGAAGTCAACAAGCTGAATGACGAACGTGGTCCTGTAGAGGATGAAGCGAAGAAACTTGAAGACGAAATCAAAGGACTCAAAGAAGAACTGGAAGCCGAAGAGGCTGAACAGGAAACAGAGCCGGAACAGGTCCCGGTAGAAGAAAAACCTGTAGAAAGAAAGGTATCCCTCGTTATGGAAAAGAGAAACGTTTTTGCAAACATGGACATCGCAACACGTAATGCAATTTTCGCACAGGACGATGTCAAGAACTTCCTTTCTGAAGTAAGAAAGGCTAAGACAGAAAAGAGAGCGATTGAAAATATCGGTCTGACAATCCCGGAAGTTTTCCTTGGTTACCTCCGTGAGAACATCATGGACTATTCCAAGCTGGTACGCAGAGTCATGCTCAGAAGCATCGGTGGCTCTGGTCGTATGGTCATCATGGGTGGCTTACAGGAAGCAATCTGGACTGAGTGCTGTGCAAATCTGAACGAACTGTCTATGACGTTCGCTGACACCACTGTGGATTGCTTCAAGGTCGGAGGCTACTACGCTATTTGCGATGCCAACCTCATGGACTCCGATATTGCTCTGGCATCTGAAATCATCACTGCAATCGGCACTGCAATCGGTTATGCACTGGATAAGGCAATCCTGTACGGTCGCAACACAACTGACAACAGCAAGATGCCGCTCGGTGTTGTTTCCCGTCTTGCTCAGACTACTAAACCTTCTGACTGGGGTGCAACAGAACGTCCGTGGGTTGACCTTCATGAGAGCAACATCGTGTCTCTGACTGCCGCTCAGTCTACAGATCTGGCTCTGTTCACTAACATTGTTCTGGCAACACAGGCTATCGACAATGACTTCAGCCGTGGCAACATCACTTACCTGATGAACAGAAAGACATACACGAAGGTTCTGGTCGCTTCTATGGGCAAGAACGCTAACGCTGCAATCGTAGCTGCCGTTAACGGAACAATGCCTGTTACAGGTGGCGATATCGAAGTGCTGAACTTCATCCCGGATGATGTTATCATCGCTGGCTACTTCGATCTGTATCTGCTGGTTGAACGTGAAGGCACGAAGTTCGCTACGTCTGAGCATGTAAGATTCCTTCAGGATCAGACAGTCTACAAGGGAACTGCACGTTATGACGGCAAACCGCTCATCGGCGAGGCATTCATGGCTATCGGCATAAACGGTGTTACACCGACTGCCGCAATGACATTCGCCGCTGACACAGCTAACTAATCTGAACGGGAGTGCTTCGGCACTCCCTTTAATTTGAAAGGAGCATACTATGGACTATGACATGTTGTTAGTCTTGCTCAAACAGTCGCTTGAAATCATCACGGACTTTATGGACGAAGAATCGCAGAACGCAAAGAACACAGAGTTGACTCTGTATCTGAAGTCTGCTGTGTCAATGATCGAAAGGGAAGGCATCACGCTTATCCCGGAAAACGTTGATGACATGTTCCTGATCGTAATGTATGCAATGTGGCTTTATGACAAACGTAAGACTACCGGGTCGAAGTACACGTCATATTACATCCAGAATATGCCACGTATGCTTCGGTACAATCTGAACAACAGGCTCTTGCAAGAAGATGCTCGGAGGAAGTAGATGATACTAGACTCCGGGACGATGTATATCTGCAAACTTGAGAACACTGCTGAGAATGGGTACATGCCTCACGAGGAACTTGTGCCTGTGAACAAGCACTGGTTTCAAGAGAGGGTAATCGGCATGAGCCGTCACTACTTGGCACAGGGGGTAAATGAAAGAATTGACCTTCTTGCCTATATTCATTTCGATCACAAAGTGAGAGCCGGGATGTACATCATTGTCGGCAATCTTCACGGCGGTGATCAGATGAGAATCAATTCAGTCGGTCACGTCATCGAAGAGAATACAAATCTTCGGTATACAACGCTGACATGCCAGCGACTGGATAAATTTTACGATGTCGCAGAACCAGCTTAAATCCATCGCTACGGCACTGACTTCAATAGAGGGATTGGATGTATTTCACTATTGGAGAGACAGACGTGATGCACCGTTCTGTGTCTGGCAAGAGGACGGACACCGCACATTTGATGCGGACAATCATGTTGCCGAAAAGGGATGGACAGGTTATGTAGACTATTACACCAAAACAGAGTTCGATACGAATCTTGATTTGATCGAGGAGGCACTGGATTCTGTTGAGAATCTCACGTACGAACTTAATTCTGTAGACTATGAGTCGGAAACCAATTTGGTTCACTACTCATGGGAATGGGAGATGTTCTGATGGCTACATGGAAAAACAATCAGGGACTTGAGGACTTCATTAATCTGTGTATCTTTACGGATGCCCAGTTAACTAAAGTCATCGGTCGATCAATTCACCCCGGTGCGAAGATTATGGCTAATGCTATTAAGCAGAGCATCAATGGTATACAGGTGGATGATTCCAAAGGAAGCCATCATTACAAAGATGAGGACGGGAAGACTCACAACAGATACCGTACAGGTCCTACTACTGAGCAGAAACAAGCACTCATCGAGAGTTTCGGTATCGCTGCAATCAAACGTACCCGGTATGGATGGAACGTTAAAGCCGGGTGGGATGGATATAACAACATCGTTACGGAGAAGTACCCTAAGGGACAGCCGAATGCGATGATTGCTAGATCCGTCAACACCGGGTCATCGTTCATGCTCCCACAGCACTTTCTTGATCGTGCGGTACAGGGTGCGGAGGCAACTACCGTACAGGCAATAGCAGATCAGTTCGACATTGAACTCGACAAGATTTGGAACAAGTAATTGTTCCTTTTTTTATTTAAGGAGAAAACACAAAATGGCTAACGGACAGGTAATTACAGGTTTTTCTAAGCCGTATGTTGCGGTTTACAACGCAAATGACGGTTCACCGACTTATTCCAACGGCATGGCTATGGCAAGAGGTGTCAGTGTTTCTATCGATCTGGAAACAGGCGATACGGAAGACTTCTACGCTGACAACGTTCTGGCTGAGTCTGCTGGTGGAACATTCACTGGCGGTACTGCTACGTTTACGGTTGACGGACTCAAGTCTGCGGCACGTAAGCTGATGATGGGACTCCCGGAGGCTACTTCTGTCACAGTTGGTAGTAATGTGACTGTAGAAGTACAGGAATTCGATGACAGACAGCAGATTCCGTACCTCGGTGTCGGCTTTGTTGTCAGGGTTATGGAAACGGGTGTTACGTCTTACGTTCCGTATGTACTGCCGAAGGTAATCTTTGCTGAAGAAGGTCTTGAGGCTAACACACAGGAAGAAAACATCGAGTTCCAGACATCTGAACTTGAAGCTACCATCATGAGAGATGATTCTGCTAATCACCGCTGGAAGAGAATCGGTGAAAACCAGACTACTGAAGCGGCGGCTGAAGCAGTAGTCAAGGCACTTCTGGGAGCTGGATAATGATTATTCGTGGAAGAGAAATCAAGTTTCTGCGTACCGTTCTTGCGACATGTAAGATTGCGGACCTTTGCCCGGATGGACAGATCTCAAAAATCGGTGCTTTATTCGGAGGCACTGATTCAAAGGTTGCCAGAAACGAAGCAGAGTTTATTCGTGCATTGAATGAGGGATATGAAATGTCACTGCATTTCGATGACCCGTCACACGAAGTGAAAGTGATTTCTATCGATGAGATTATGACTCTGACAAACGATGACTTCGGTGCGTTGTTTGCAGAAGCGGTCGTTGCTTTTCAAGGAGGAGAAGAACGGACGGTTGAAGTCGAAGAGAAGAAGTCAAAAAAAAAGACAGAAGAAACATCAGACTGAATAAGTCTTGGTTTCTTTTCTACGGCAGAAAGTTAGGCATGAGCAAGCGAGAAATCCTCGTCACACCATATGGTGAGATGCTGGATATGCTCGCTTGTTTTGCTATTGATGCCGGGGCATCACAAAAGAAAAAGAAGAAATCACAGTACGATTTGTTCTTTAACGTAAACTGAAAGGAGCGGTCATATGGCGGTTAGGATAGGTCCTACAATAGGTATCGAGGGCGAGAAAGTTTTCAGAGCGCAACTGCGTGAATGTGAACAGGCAGCAAAAACACTCGACTCTCAGATGCAGAAATTGACTGCAACGTTTAGTAAGAACGATTCCGCTCTGACAAGGAATGTCAGACAGCAAGATCAGTTAAAAAAGCAGATCGAACAGCAGACCAGAGTGGTCGAGCAGAACGAGAAGATGCGTGAACGTGCAACCGCTGCCGAAGCAAAGGCAGCAGAACGGTATGCACACCAGATAAACAACGTACAGAGGCTCGATCACCAGTACACGAGAGCATGTCAGGCGGTTGATGAACTGGCTGAAGCATATGGCTATGAAGATTCCAGAACTCAGGGTGCAATCGCCGCACAGCAGAAACTTGAAAAGGCTTATAATGCCTCGCTCAAGGAACTCGATAAAGCTGAGATTGCGGTTTACCGGTCCAGAGAGGTAACGGAGAACTGGACACAGAAAACCAACGAGGCTGAGATCGCTTTACACAAGCTTGAAGTCCAGCTTCACGAGATGCCGAACTATCTTGATGAGTTCAAGAAAGGTTCGGAAGATTCCCGGAGAAAGCTTGAGGAACTTGAACGGTCGGTTACACTCGCCGATAAAAGCATCCAGCTTACGGAGACAACGTATAACTCGTGGACATCTGAGTTAAAGAAGAACGCAGATACACAGGAGTATCTCAAACGCAAACTTGAGGCACAGAATGGTGTTCTTGATCAGACTACACTGCTTCGGAAACAAGCCGGGGAAGTAGTCTATAAGGAAGAGAAGAACTACTACAATCTCGCCAAACAGCTTGATGAAGCAAAGAAAACATACGGTGAGAATTCTAAGGAAGCAAGGCTTCTTACAGATGCCCTTGATGAACAGAAAAAAAGAGTGGCTGAAGCTACTCAGGAATACAACAAATTCATCGATAAAGAAAAAGATGCGAAGATCGCAATCGGTGAAACAACACAGCAGTTAAAAGATCAGAAGAATGCCGCCATGATTGTCGGTGACGAGATCTCGCAAGCTGGCGATAAGATCTCGGACTTCGGCAGTAAGCTGACTCAGTACGTCACAACACCATTGCTTGGTGCGGCGACAGCCAGCGTTAAGTTCGCATCGGATTTCCAAGACAGGATGGCGAAGGTTTATACCATTGCGGATAAATCTGTAGTACCGATTGATGAGATGGCAGACGGATTAAAGAGACTGTCGGACTCTTCCGGGTTCTCGCTTGATGACCTCGGCGAGGCAGCATACCAAGCGGTTTCTGCATCGGTTAAAACTGAGGATGCAGTTGACTTCCTGACAGAGGCAACAAAACTGGCAAGGGCTGGTTTTACCGACACCACAACAGCGGTTGATATTCTTTCTACTGTCATGAATACCTACGGTCATGAGGCATATTCAGCAGCTGAGATTTCTGACATTCTGCTCAAGACTCAGAACGATGGTAAAACTGTAGTCGGACAGCTGGCTAACAGGATGGGTATTATCATCCCAATGGCGAAGAACTACGGTGTGTCGCTTGAACAGATCGCCGCTGGTTATGCCACAATGACCAAACAGGGTGTCAAAACTGAACAGGCTACAACATACTTCAGAGCGATGTTTACTGAACTGGAAAAGGAAACATCGGATGTTTCAAAGTTACTTGACGATCTGACAGGCAAATCCTTCAAACAGTTGATGGACAGTGGGATGGACATTGCAGACGTTTTGAAGATTCTGTGGGATTCCGTAGACGGAGATTCCGAAGCATTCCAGAGGCTGTTCGGGAACGTCAGGTCTACACAGGCAGTTGCGGCACTTGCAGCTGACGACTTTGGTATTCTGAGAAGCGAACTTGATGCAATGGAAAATACCACCGGGCTTGTCGATGAGGCTTTGGAAACATTGCAGACACCGGGTTTACAGGCACGGAAGACACTTAATCGTCTGAAAAACGCATCGGAAGAATTCGGTGAAGATCTACTGAAGGATCTGCTCCCGGCTCTGAATAAAGCGGTGGACATTGTCGAGAAATTGACAACAGCCTACAGAGATGCAGACAAGCCTACCCGGGACATGATTAAGAATATCGTGCTGGTAGCCGGGGCATTAGGTCCGGGTGTATTTGCGTTCGGCAAAATAGTAAGCGCAGTCGGTGGTGTTATAAAATGGTTTGGTGCTTTGAACGAACTGATCACGGTAGGATTCGTACCGGGTGTGGAGGGGCTTACTGCCGCCCTCGGTGTGCTTGCACCAGCAGTCGTGGCTGTGGGTGCTGCCCTTGGTACAATGTGGGTTGCATACGAGTATGGACAGGCTCAGTACAACAAATACATCGAAGAGACATACGGAATGTCTGATGCGATGAGGGCGGTCATTGATAACGCAAAAGTCAATACAGACAGATTTCATGAACTGAGCAGTGCATCAAAAGAAAACGCACAGGCTACTCTGGCGAATTACGAAGCATGTGGACCTCTGGTTGATAAATACCGGGATCTTCTTGATGCTGAAGGAAACGTAAAAGAGGGTGCTGAAGGACTTGCCAAATTGTACCTTGGTGAACTGTCTGAAGCGTTAGGGATGGAAGCACAAGACATTCATGAACTCATCGTAGGGAATGAAGATCTTAAAATGTCTATCGATGATGTCATCGAAGCCAAGAGGAACGAGGCTCTGCTCAACGCTTTTGAAGAAGAGTACATGCAGTCAGTCAAGGACAAGATCAAACTTGAACAGGACCTTGCCAACATTCAGAAAAACGCTTCTGCTGTCGAGAATGAGCGGATCGGAATCGAACAGGAGATGGCACAGGTACGTGCTGAGTACCTCTCACAGACAGAGCATACCGCACAGGAACAAAAAGAGTACCAAGACAGAATGAATGAACTGGGCGATGCACTCAGGACAGTCAAAGACAAGGAAAAAGATCTCAAGGACCAGCTTGGTGAGACAACAGAGGCATTAAACCATGCGAACAACATGACACAGAACTACGAGATGGCGATGAGAGCCATTGAAGAGGGATCTGCGAATGCATCACAGGCAGTTGACATGCTTGTCACGGATTTCAAACATGCCGGACAGGCAACATCATCTGAACTGTACGATCAGTATGTCATGTATCAGCAACACTACGAGGACCTTGCAGAAGAAGTCAGAAGCGGTGGTCGTGATGTTAACGATGAAGAGTACCAAGCTGCCAAATTCCTTTACGAACAGGCAAGGGAAGAGTGGATGGAATACGGTGACATGACCAAGTCACAAGCCGAAGATGCTTCTAAAGGACAGGCTGAAGGCATCGGCAAGTATAAGACACAGGCACAGCTTAATGCCGCCCAGCAGAAGGTCATGGCAATGAATGGCTATGATGACAAAGGCGAGGCTAAGAGAATCGGTACTCGTGAGAGTAAAGACTACTCGGACGGAATCTACAGTTACAGAGCGCAAGCACACAGCAATGCAGTCTCAGTGAGGGATAACGCTATTTCTGGAATGGATGGGTATAACAAAGCCTACACCAGAGGCGAGCATCTTGCACAGGGCTTTATCGATGGTATGTTGGCGAAGAAAGAATCGGTCGGAGCAAAGGCAGAAAGTCTGGCTGGACATGCTATTGACAGATTTTCGGCGAAGTTGGTGATCGGGTCACCTTCCAAAGTCACAAGGAAAATCGGTGAGTACTTTTCAGAGGGTTTCGCTTTAGGCATTGGTGATGGAGACAGTCTCGCTTCACAAGCTGCAGTACAACTTTCTGGAAGTGCGGTTGATGCAATGTACCAGCCTACCGGGTGGCAAGCAAGAACGGTAAATGCACCGATCTCTGTTAATGTCACGGTAAACGGCAATGTAGAAGATTACGGCGAACTTGCTGACGTAATCGCAGACAGAATCAATACACAGGTTTTACAGAAACAGGGGGCATTCTAATGGAAAGACTTACGTTTGGCGGTAAATCATTTTCTGATTTCAACGTTTTCTGGGATGGCTCAAAGGTGTTTGTAAAGCCTCAGAAAAACTATAATACATACGATATACCGGGAAGAAACGGTGCGTTGACTGCGAGTAGAAAATACTTCGGAAACGTCACCGTTTCTTTTAATTGTTTTATCCGGCAGAACTTTAAGAAAAACTTCTCTCAGTTGATGGACTTCCTCAATTCGTTTGACGGATACCAGAGGCTTGAGACAACAACAGAACCAGACGTATACCGAATGGCTTTGTTTCATTCGGCAGTAGATCCTTCAACAGGTGCATTTAATCATTACGGACAATTTACACTTTCGTTTGATTGTATGCCCCAGCAGTTTTTGAAAATCGGTGAGAATGCCGTTGATATCGCAAAAGACGGCGAGCAAGTTTTGTTCAATCCAACATATCAGACAGCAAGACCGTTGATTAAAGTTGATGGTGTCGGTTCGTTTACGGTCAACGGAAGTCAAGTGGTCGTTACCGAAAATAACGGCAATACGTATATCGACTGCGATATCATGGACTGCTATGAGACGGTAAATAATCAACTTGTTAACCGTAACCCGGACGTGTCGATGGATGACTTCCCGGTTCTGATACCGGGCGAGAATGCAATCACGACATTCAGATGCTCGCTTGAGATTGTGCCAAGGTGGTGGAGAGTATGATTCCCAGAATCATGGATGACAGCCAGCCGATATACAGACTGGTTGAGGACACCGCATGTCTCGGTTATCTTCCAGAAACGGTGTCGTGTATCGTGCATGAGGCTAGGAACGGCGAGTATACCGCAACTATGGTCGTGCCGTATAGTGCTCGGCATATAGATCTCTTGCATGAGGGTGGAATTATTAAGCTGAAGGCAAATGAAACATCGAAAAGTCTTCAGCTTTTTAGAATCAACGGCATGAGCAAAAGCCTTTCCGGGAATAACGTTACGCTCTCGCTTGAACATATCAGCTACGATTTGAAAAAAGTGGCTGTTCTGCCGTTCACGGCAACCGGGATAAAAAACGTGCTTGTTGAGATGCACAGACACATTGCCGGGGGAACACCGTTCGTTATCGACACAGATATCGATAACACTACAAGTGTAGTGAAGACAACGATACCTGTGAACTACAGGGAATTGCTCGGTGGAATGGAAGGAAGTATCCTTGATATCTTTTCTGGACCGGGCGGTTACTGTGAATTTGAGTTTGATAATCTCACAACGCACGTATACAGGCATCGTGGTGCTGATAACGGTGTCGTGATTGCATATGGAAAGAATCTTGTAGATGTTACGCATGACGTGGACATGTCTACGGTTTATTCGCACATCATCGGGTACTGTACTAGGTCTGAGGGCAATGCTGTTTGCAGTAAGCTGACGTACGTTACACCAGCTGAGATACCAGCAACTCTGATCGTTGACCTGACTGATAAGCTGAACGATGGCGAAACACCTACCGTGAGCAGAGTGAATGCTCTGGTTGCGGATTATGTAAACAATAACGACATCACAGCACCACAGATCACTATCACGGTATCGATGCAAGCACTGAGAAATACAGACCAGTACGAAGCATTCAAGGAACTGGAAACGGTCGCACTGTGTGATTACGTCACGCTGAAGGTAGCATCGATGGGAATCAACACATTGGTAGAGGTGATCGAACTTGACTACGATGTGCTGAATGAGGAAGTGTCGGGTGTGACGTTAGGAAACTACATGAAGTCACTTGCGACTACCATCGCTAATATAGGGAGAAAGTAATGGAAAGATACTTTGAAATATATCTGAATGCCGGAGATTCGGTAGCACCTACGGTTCACGTCAATCAGTATGATGATTCTGAAACGTGGGTGTTCACTGTATATGATGAAGACGGCAATGTAGTGATACCAACAGATGCATCGATTTGCGGTGTTAAGGCTGACGGTCACATCATTCTTAATTCAGCATCGGTGAGCGATGGCAAAGTGCTTGTCGATGAGACGAAACAGATGACAGCTGCCCCGGGGAAGGCGGTGTTTGAACTGCTCTTGAACGGTGCGACACACGGCACAGCAAACTTCAACGTCATCGTGGAACATAGACCGGGTGACAAGTCAATGTATTCGGCGAGCGATATTTCTCTAATCAGTGATGCGATTGCGAGATCTCAGATGCTCATGAATATTTCCGGGCTGACATCTGCTATGAAGACAGCGATCATAAACGCATTTAACGCAGTCGGATGGAAAGATGGAAGCGGACAGACGTACATTGATGCAATCCGTGATGCGTTTGCCGTTGACCCGGAAGGTGGTGTAATCATCGATGATGCACTGTCACCCACATCGCCGAATCCTGTAGAAAACAGGGTAGTTACACAGGCAATCAACGAACTCAAGTCAGTAGTTCAAGCATCCCTTATCAGTGAATCAGCGGTTGGCAATCCAGCAGTCATTTCTGAAGCGGCAGAGCTTCCTTTCAAAACGCTCACAACAAAGTTTGACCCTGTACAGGATGGGACAGGGAATCCTTCGCCAACAAATGTGCGACCAATAACTGGTTTTGATACCGTTGAAATTACAAGAACCGGGAAGAATCTTTTAAAATATCCATACACACAGACCACAAGAACAACGAATGGCATTACTTTCACTGACAACGGTGACGGAACTATAACCGCAAGCGGAACAGCAACAGCAAATGCATATTTCTATTTTTGGAATAGAAACTCTTCAAAAATTTATCTAAAAAAAGGACAATATATTCTTTCTGACCGGGCGGTGTTTGGAGATTCTTATACTGGTATCGGTGTCAACTATACAAACAGTAGTGGCTCAGAAGTGGGTGCAACTTTCACAAGTGCTAATCGTGAAGCAATATTTGATGTGGATGATTACATGGCAGAAAACGGCATTGGTTGTTACATTCGTGTCAAAAAAGGAGCGCATCTGAGCAATTTCAAGTTTGCTCCGTTGATTACTTATGCGACAGTCACAGATTCATCGTTTGAACCGTATCAGTCAGATACTTATACCATTCCTCTTGGTCGCACAGCCTATTTTGGGACATTGAATGTCGTTACTGGCGAGTTAACAGTATCACGTAAACTTGTTGAGTTTGACGGCTCGGCTGATGAGGACTGGACCTATTCTGCCGGATCTGCGTATGGGTCAAGATGCCATTTAGCATTAGCTGATGCGAAAACTGATTCATCAAGACGGCTTGTGCTGTGCAACATAGGGGTATTCAATTCAAGTAGCAACAACGAGGGTACGGTATTTACATCCGGCGGTAGGCTATATTACTATCAGCCATCGAGCATCACTTCTGCGGAAGACTTTAAAACGTGGTTGGGTAGCAATACTATGCAAGCACTGTACGAGTTGGCTACACCGATTACATATCAATTAACACCTACACAGGTAGATGCGTTGTTGGGTTATAACATTGTATCATCGAGTACCGATAATACGGTGAGCATAGAATATTTTGCTGACACAAAACTGTATATCAATAAGGTGACGGCATCATGATTTACGACAGCAACGGAAACCAGATGAATGCGGTTTACAACAGAAAAGGCAAGTCGATAAACTATGCTTACAACTCTGACGGAGATGTAATCTTTGAACCATCAACACCACAGCCAGAGCCTTCACCTGTGCCTGTACAGAAGTTTCCTTTGTCAAAGGTTGTGAGTTACCTACAGGCGGCAACGTACAATGTAGCGGAAGAAATAAAGGCACTGTCATCCGCATGGCAGTCTTTTATTTTTATTCCAGACTCGCACGGAAGCGGTGATAAGAATCATTCTCAGGCTATTGCGATGTATCTCATCGACAACACACCCGTGAGCATGATCGTTCTCGGCGGTGACTATTGTATTTCCGGGTGGAACAAGGCTGAGTACCAGAAATATGTAAAGCCGTACATTGAAAACGACTTTGCAAGTTTTGTTTTCCCGGTAGTCGGTAATCACGAGGCATTCGGTGGCAAACTTCCCGAAGCAATGTCGTGCTTGTACAACGATTTTCTTAAAGGGAAAAGCAAGGTAAAGGGAAGCCCGAAGAATCTGTATTACTACTTCGATAACACAGCAACAAAAACGAGATTTGTATTCATTAACACGTCAAACGATGGGAATTATTCTATCGGTGCAACGCAACGTACGTGGCTTCTGTCGGCGGTTCAGCTTCCTTCGGCTGACTGGCATGTTGTTGTTTTCGGGCACGTCAATGTACTTGCTCCGTCATTCACATCGCTTAACATGGTGCATCCAGAGAGGGTGTCAAACACAATCACGGACACCAATGGAAGTCTGATCGGGTATTTCTGCGGACATCAGCATATTGATTATCATATGCGGAAATCTGCCGGGAACATGCATCAGACAATCTTGCTGAATGATAAGTTGGAGAATACTGATTACTATCCCGGATACTCAGTCACAAACAGACAGGCTGGACAGCCGAATGAGCAAGCTGTTTCTGTTGTTTCCGTGAACACATCAACAAAGCGTGTTGTGGTCCGCAGAATCGGTGCTGGGTGGACATCGCAGATATCGGCATTAAGTTATACATACTAAGGAGAACATTATGCTAGTTAGACAGTTTGTTTTACAGATGAATACCGGGGCAGACGTTAACCCGGTAATTCACGCAAATCAGTATGACGAGGGTGAACTGTGGTGCTTCACAATTCTCAACGGCACAAAGGTAATTCAGCCAGATGAAAGCACTCTTATCGGACTTTCATCAAACGGAAACACATATGCGGTAAACGGATATGTAGATGAACTTGGCAGAGCATGTATCACGGAGATTCGGGACATCACGTCATCACCGGGAAGAGGAGAATATGAACTGATTATTGGCGGTCATGGTACTGCCAATTTTTATGTACAGGTAGAACAAAGACCGATTGACGGAGCGGTTGTATCGGATGATGAAATCAATTACTTTCAGCAACTCGTAAACCAGACGGGCGAGAATGCTACAAATGCGGCAAACTCAGCCAATGAAGCGGCAGATGCGGTGCGTATGGCAACGAGTTTTGCAGACTTCAACGAGCGGACAGAAGTATTTACGTTAAACGATACAGACCTGTTTGCAATACAACCGAAAGACGGTAATGAGTACAATTCGGTCAGATATTATACGCTTGCCGCCCAGACAATCTTCAATCGCACATGGACTGTAGGAAGCGGTCACACTACTACAATTGCCGAAGCTATGAACAAGGCTTTGAGCAAGGACGAATATACATATCTTACAGGAACATCCCTGTCAGTATGGAACACTGTCGGCGATGAAATCACTTTGAGCAAGCCTCGGACTGATTTCACTTATATTATTTTCCGACTCGGTTCTGACACCGACCAGTCATCTGGTGGTGGTGCTACGTTCGTTTGGATTCCCGGATTCATCAGTAACAACAATATGTTCTCGCTGATGTACTGGCTCAACGGTGCGGTTCATCAGATCACTGCACGGTTTATCAGTGACACGAAAGTAAAGATCGTTGCCGTTGCATCTACAGGTAAACTCGCAAGCGGAATCAGAGCGATTTATGGAATCAGATAATGAAATACAAGAGTCCTCAAGAATTTTATGATCGCTGGATTGGCAAAGCGGTCGATGTTGATGGTGCTTACGACGCACAGTGCTGGGATGGATTTGCTAAGTATGACATCGATCAAGGAATCCCTTGCTCGACATACTGCAAACTGACGGGATATGCCGGAGATCTGTATAAACTAAGATACGATTACGGTTACGATAAGTATTACGAATTCTTTTATCCCAAGAATGCAAAGCGAGGCGACTGGATATTCTGGGATAGACATGTTGCAATGGTGTGGGATGTAGATCTTGCTCACGACCGGGTGCAGTGTTTCGGACAGAATCAGGGTGGCAAGAAGTATTTCACGCTGAAGTGGTACACACTTTCTACTGCACTGGGATGCATGAGATATAAGGGGTGGATTGACATGAACGGCTGGCAGAAAGAGAACGGCAAATGGTATTTCTACGTAAATGGCAATAAAACAACAGGATGGAAGAAGATCAACTGGAAGAATGCGGACAGATGGTTCTTCTTCGATAAAGATGGTGTCATGGTTACCGGGTGGCGAGAGATTACCTACAAGGGAGCAAAGAGATGGTTCTGGTTCGATGAGAACGGAGTCATGGCTACAGGATTTAAAGAGATTAAATGGAAGGGCAAAGATTGCTTCTTCCTTTTTAATTCCGAAGGTGTCATGCAGACAGGCACACATAATATGGAACTGACGTTTGATTCTTCTGGTGTGCTGACAGGAGGAAAAGCGGTATGAGTTTTTCTGATTTCTTTTTGCAGAGGCATGAAACACAAGAAATCATCGATAAGCACAAGAATGACTTCACTTATGACAATGCATCGGAATATCTGAAGAAGAAGGGCGGCTATAAGGCTTATGTTAAGTCGCTCGGCGGTGTTTTTACCAAGTACGCTGATTTTGCCGGACCTGTCAAAAGCATGGCAGAATTCTACGATGTCATGGACTACGTCTGGGGACTCTATCAGATATGGGGAGTTGATTACGCAAACGGATGCAATTGGACGTGGGCTGAAAACATGTACAAAGCCTATGATGGTGGCAAGAGCAGATTTTACCCCAACGAGAAACCAACACATCGGTTTGACATGAACTACGGCACACCGGGTTTTGCAAACGGAAACGACTTGCCGACAGTAGACGAGATGCTCGCCGGGAATGGTTATTACGCTGTGGTCAACTGCGCTCAAGGTGTCGCACAGGCACTAAAGAAAGCTGGCTTGATTCCTAGATCCATGCCAGACCCGGCTTACTACCCGGCACGATACAAGGCGAACGGATATAACTACAAGCTGATTAAACGAGCAAAGGACCTGATGCCCGGTGACGTGCTTCTGTTCACACAGGGCGGTTCGATTCCAGACAGGGAATCGAGATCTACTCTCGATAACTGGACACCACATCTCGCACACACGTCAATCGTGAGTGCCAGAGATTCTAAGTACATCTACACATTTGACTCTGGTCACGCCTACACCTACTATGGCGAGCCTGTCAGCAGAAGGAAGATCGGTGATGTGCCGTATCCTTGGTGCGATGACTGGATTGGCATTCGGCTTGACTGCATCGCTAAACTTTCCGGGTCAAAATTCGGATGGTACATCGAAGATAACCATTGGAGATATTACGAGAACGGTGAAGCGGTCAAAGGATGGAAGAAAATCCAGTGGAGCGGTGGCAACAGCTGGTTCTGGTTCGATGCTAAAGGAAACATGGTTACCGGGTGGCAGAGACTCAAGTGGACAAAAGGTACGGATTGGTTCTACTTCGATAAAACAGGTGCTATGGTTACAGGATGGAAGAGGCTCAAGTGGAGCGGTGGCACAAGCTGGTTCTACTTCAACTCATCCGGGGCAATGCTCACAGGACTGCATCGGCTTGATTACAAAGGAAAACAGAACTGGTACATGTTCGATGCGAACGGTGCGATGGTTACCGGGAAAAAGACTGCTACTGTGAAATTCAGTAGCAACGGAGACATGACAGGAGGCAAGTTATGACAAAAGAGTATTGGATTAAATGGCTGAAGGCAGCTGGGGTGCGAGCGATCAGAACTATGGCTCAGACGGCACTCGGTATGTTTACCGTTGGTATGGCTGTCGAAGAAGTTAAGTGGTCTTACGTGGCTTCCGTGAGCTTTGTCAGCGGAGTGTATTCTCTGATTACCTCTGTTGCTGGACTTCCTGAGGTGGAAACCGATGACAGCGAATGACACAATTTCAATTGCATTGATTCTTTCCATTGTGTCGATAATCTGTACTGTCATCACAACATGGGGCGGTTCAAAAAAACGGCAGAAGGAAGAGATGGAAGCAGAGATCGCAAGACGAGCAGATCTGAAAGAAGAGTTTGTGAAGGTTAATTTTAAGTTGGACGAATTTTGTCGCAGATTCGATGAGATCGCCAAAAGATACGACAAAACAGATGAAAAACTTGCTGATCATGAAACAAGGATTTCGGACCTTGAGAGGAGGGTGCAGTGAACATTACAGAAGTAACGTTTAATGGTGCTAAACGCACGACAACAAAAAGACTGTACCAGTATGATTACGGTCAGATTCTCCAATTCACCGACCTTGAATTGCCGGAAGAATTTGAGTGCGATTTTGCGGTTGATCGCTGTGGCAATTCAGAGACGTATCTCGGTGAGAATAATCAGATCCAGATTCCGAATAAGTACCTCACTACTGGTAATGCGGTAGTGGGGTACATCTATCTTCATACAGGCGAGGATGACGGTGAGACGGTTTATATCTTTACTGTCCCGGTATCACCTCGCCCGGAAAGAACAGATCCCGTCCCCAGTGACGAGCAGAAATCTCGCATTGACACACTGATCGAGCAAATGGACGAGGCAGTCCAGACGGCAGAGGCATCAGCCGAATCAGCACAGCAGTCTGCTGAAGAAGCACAGGCTGTTATTGCTGACATCGGCGATACTGTAGAACAGGCTGTTGAGGACTACATGGATGCTCACCCTGTGGATGTCCCTGTTGATTCCGTGAACGGCAAAACGGGTGCTGTGGTACTCAATGCTTCAGATGTAGGAGCATTGCCTGATTCGACAGTCATCCCGTCTAAAACAAGTCAGCTTCAGAATGACAGCGGATATCTCACAGCAGTTCCGTCAGAGTATGTGACGGAACAGGAACTTAAAGCTGAGACGGATCGTGCCACAGCTGCCGAAGCAAGCATAGCAAGCACGGTGACAATGCACAGCACAGCAATCGGTGCTTTGCAGAGAGACATGCAGACGGCACAGTCTGACATCTCAGCAGAAACTACCAGAGCGACTCAGGCAGAGTCCTCAATCTCAGCATCAATCCCTACATCCGCTCAGATATCCGCTCTCGCGCCTGTCCAGTCCGTCAACGGTCAGACAGGAGCAGTCACCATCCCGACAGCTACCACATCATCAGCCGGACTCATGTCCTCGACAGATAAGAGCCGTCTTGACGATCTTTACGCAGACTATTCAAGTGCTATGACGGCACTGGGGGTGTAAATGGCACAGCCTTTAACAGATGCAATTAACGCTTTAACGAGGTACGCAAACGAGACAACAGGTCAGTCTGACCAGACGCTTTCCGATGCAGTTGAAACCCTTGTAGAAGGATACGGACAGGGCGGTGGTGGCTCAGTGAGTCAGGATGCGGAAGGGTATATAGTGCTTCCTGTTGATGGGGGAGCAAATAACGTGGCTACGGGTTCATTCACACTTGATTCAAACTTCTCATTAACGGCGACAGGCGGTCAGGTTATTCCTAACTTTCAGATGCCGTTTCAGCCTGATGTTCTGCTATGGATAATAAGCAAAGAGACGTGGGAGAATCTGACACCATCAGGTGCGCATCTGTACGGAATGCTTGCAGTGCGGAAGGATTTACTTCCTTACATGATTGGGGCGGTAGGAGCATCAAATGATTATTGCTTCTTCAGCTTTCAGAACATTACCGCAACGGATAAATCACCATCAGGATATGTGCTTTCAAATCCAGCGACAGTCAGTGAATCGTATTATCCGAGATTCAGCGTCAACGCAGACGGGACGGTAAGCGTGGGGCGGTTCTCATCATCATCGTCAAACATGTATGCAGGAACATACGTTTATTACGGTATGAAAGTATAAGGAGGCATCATGAGTGATTTAACAATATTCGGACAGACATTCACGGATGTAAAAGGCATCAAAGCCACAGACACAGATGGTAATGAGGTGGTGTATGGGGGTGGGTATAGCATCGCAGATGTTTTGTATGGAAACCTTGGAAAAAACGTTGACTTGACTGGGGTGACTTCGTTCACACGGCAACAGATTTTCTCCGGCAGTGATGTCGAAACTATAGATGCACCAGATTTGGAAACGACCGGCAATTATTCGTTCTATTATGCAAGAAATTTAAAAGAGATCAACGCTCCGTTACTTTCTTCTGGGCGTGAATATGCATTCTCTGGCTGTACGAAACTGACTACTCTCATTCATCCGTATATATTTGGTTTGGCGCAGAGAACGTTTGAAAATTGTTCATCTTTGAGGTATTTCGTTGGAAATCCGTCTGGTGTTTACACCTATACATTTGCGGGATGTACGAGTCTTGAAGCACTAGATTTCGGTGACCGTTTCCACGAGACAAGATCAAATGCTTTTCGCAACTGTGCCAAGTTAGAGACTCTCATCATTCGAGCAACAACACTGCCCGATTTGCAGAACAGAGACATGTTCGGCGGAACACCATTTGCATCAGCTGGAACGGGAGGAACATTATATGTTCCTCAAGCACTTATCAGCAGTTATCAATCAGCAAATAACTGGTCAACAATCCTCGGATATCCGAATAATCAAATCCTGCCGATTGAAGGCAGTATCTACGAAACACAATACGCAGACGGAACACCGATAGAATAAAGGAGAACACATATGTATTACTTAACAGAATTACAGACCCGTCCAGACGGCATCGTCAACGCAACACTTCAGGCACGGTCATCCCTTGCGACAGGGCTTGCTTTCTATTACCAGAGGGCGGCGGTAGCAGTGACTACTACGGACTTCACGGCGGTTGCTTTAACGTTGCAGGATCAGCGTGGGAAAATCATCAAGAACGAGCTTTTTGCAACGCAGTATGTACCGCCTGTGTCTGAACCTGAGGAAGAAGGAGAAGAGGAGGCTTAACAGTCTCCTCTTTTTTTGTTATACTTACCTTGCGGTAAAGGCACAAACAGCAATTGACCTAACCTATTTGTGAACGGATGAAGTGCCTTGTGTGGAAACGGTGTGTCAGCGATTTTCTAGAGCGTGTCGCTGATTTGGTAAACACCGTTTTCTTTGTTTCGTGATACCCTTGTGCTACCTTTTTTCAAAAATGAGATATTTGAAGATGCGAAAACATCAATAAATATCAGCATTTATAGACCTACATAAACAGGCATAAACAGGTATAATCAATTCCGCTCACTCGCTTAACAATGAAAAAAGCTGAAAAAATTCAGCTTTTTTTGTATCGTGATACCCAAATGATACCGTTTTTTCTAGAGTCGGGTCTGAAACCGCTCACAAATCCTTTCTTGTTGGTATAATTTAATTGCCCTTTCGCTTTTGGGTGTGCATATTATTTTCTTTCATACCTCCATGTGTTAGGATGAGCCGGGTTTCTCATTTTTCCCGGCTTTTCCTATGGAGATTTGAGATTGTTGTGACCATCTCGTCTTCGGTTTTGCGGAGCAGATGGGAATATACCTTGAGCGTGATGTTTATGTCGCTGTGACCCAGCCGTCTGGACACGGCAACGATGTTCACACCATTGTTTATCAGCATGGTGGCATGACTGTGCCGGAGATCGTGGATTCTTATCCGGGGGACACCAGAATCTTTGATTGCCTGTTCAAATACTTTCTGCACGGATGTGATAGGCAGCGAGCGAGTTTCGCCGAAGACAAACGGCTTGGCTTTTGCAATGAACGGTTTGAGATATTCCAATGTAACATCATCCAGCGTGATAGTTCTTTCGGATGAATCGGATTTGAGCGGAAGAAAGCCGTTCTTGTAGTGCTTGATCGACCTCCATACCCGGACACGGTTTCCATCGATGTCATCCTTGCACAGAGCCAGCCCTTCAGATCTGCGGACACCCGACCAGTACAGGTAGTAGAAATATGCTCGGTAATCCGGGTACTCTACGGCATCGATAAATTTATAGAATTCATCAACGGTCCATACTGGCATCTCAGATTTATCTTCTTTGGTCAGCTTGTAAGATTGGATGATTCTGCCGTTATCATGGATGTTGTACACTGTGGAAGCGTACGAGAATACCGCTCGGACGTAAGCAAGTCCCCGGTTGATCGTTCTGGTAGCAAGCTTGCCTTCCAGAGAGTTTCGCCATTCGATCAGTTTCGGTTTGGAGATCTTGTTGATCGGCTCTGAGTAGTAGGGGAAGTGTTTTGTTATCCATGACCGTTTCATGGCAGATGATGTTTCAGATGAATTGATAAATTTAAGTTGCTCGGTTAATAGATCTGCAAAAGTCATTGCAGTGTGACCGACATGATTGGCTGTTTCTTGGGATTCCCAAAGGACAGCCTCTTTTTTTGTTTGGAAACCACGTTTAAAGACCTGTTGTCGCTTGCTGTTTACGGTTTGAGAGTACTTGACGTACCATGTGCCTCTCTTTGCGTCTTTATATACAGGCATCAATACCTCCTTAGAACATCTGGTATCAAGTCGTTTGGATCGGCTTCTATAATTCTGCAAAACTCTATGAAGTTGTCGGCATACATCTTGCCTCGACCGTTTTCCCATTTGCTGATGGCTTGCTTTGAAACACCAAGCCTTTCAGCGACTTGCATCTGGGTGATTCCCTTGTGCTTACGCTTTTCTGCAAGCCAAGCACCAATTATAACTTTATCTATCATAGTAATCGCTCCGTTTACTCTTTTATAATAGCACCAAAAAAGAAAAAACAAATCTTGCAAGAGAAAAAAAGGTAAAAAAAGTGAAATTAAGGGTTGACGGAGCGTAGACCTTGGGCTTATCATATTCACAGGTCAACGTAGCGTAGACCCGAAAGGAGGATGCATGGAAGAGGTAAAGTTCACGGTTAAAGCGTTGGCTGCCATTAAAGAAGTCACCATCGAGGAACTCGCTGACATGGCTGGAATCTCTGTAAACCATTTGAAGAAGGTTTCTTCTGGTGCGGTGAAGATGACGGCTGATGACCTCATCAATCTGAGCCGTGTTACTGGGATTCCCCCGGAGAACATCAGGTACTGATTATTTTTTTGGGAAAAAAGTCAACGGAACGTAGACTTTGGAGGAACATGAGAAAGATTAAATCGGTAGAAGAAATGCTCAGATCTCCGTACTGGTCCAAAGCGGAAATCAGACGGCTGTTTCATTTCACTTACTACGAAATGCTTCACGTCTTCAATCTCGCTCTGGACATGGACAAGAAAGATCCGACACCCGGTTGGTACATTTCCGGGAAGACATTCGGGACACAGACAAAAGTACGGGCAAAGACAGTCTGCAAGATTCTCAAGACATCAATCGAGGAGATTGCACAACAAAACAAAAGTGCCGACAGTGTGGCGACTGTCAGCACAACGGTAAAGTCAAATTAATTATGGAGAAAATCATGAAAAAAATCAACATCGAAGCGTTTGTTGGCTACACTCTCTGGCTTCTCATCGGAGTCATGCTGATGCTCAAGATAGTGGGGATAGACCTGTGGTTGTAGCAGTAATCCTTCTGGCACTGATGTGTGCCTATCTGTATTACAGGCTTGTTAACTTCATTCTCAAGCAGATGAAGATTAACGATATTACATACGATGCTCTCATGCAGTTCGTGAAATGGAACGAGGAACTTACCGACAACATTGACAAGAACGAGGAGAGAATCAGCAAAGCAGAAATCAGCGTTGCCAATGCGACAAACAAGGCAACAGTAAACGCAAAGAAGATCGAAAGGATGCAAGGATATGCTGAACATTGATGCGCTGGCTGAAGCCTACTGGGCAGATGAAGACCCGGCGTTCAGAGATGACGATGAGGAAGAGGAAGAGGAAGAAGATGAAGAAGAGTGAGATCTATATGGTCATGATGGGCGAAGTCTATTATGCCGGAGAATACAACGGACTTATGTGCTTCTCTACCAACATTGAGAAAGCATACCAGTTCTGGAACAGGGAATCTGCCGAAAAAAGAGCGAAAGAATGTTACGGCAGAGTAATCAAATTTATGGAGGTTGAATGATGGAAAGAACACAGGCTTATGAAGGAAGGATCGACTGGCTCGCAAATGCGCTTGAATTGGTTCTCGACATCGTTACGAATGACGATGATTACACTATCGAAGGCATGTTTGACGATAAGAAATACAGTGAGTCACACGAACTGGTCGATGGACTGTTCGCACTGGGTGGCTATCGGCTGAAGAAGTACATCAAGAAATACGGATACTACGAGACAGAAGCAGTTCTCAGGAAATGGTGCGAAATGCACGAGGCTAAACGGGAGGCTAAAAAGGCAGCGGAGGTGGAGGATGAGTGAACAGATGAATCTTCACCAGAAAATCTGGGCTGTCACGTCAGAGGTCGGCAAGGTCAAAGAATCTCTGAATGTAGCAACGAAAGTCGATAAGAACGGCAAGGCAATCAGGTCCTATAAAGCTGTGAGCATCAACGATGTCGTTGACTCGTTGATTCCGCTTCTCTCAAAGTACCGTCTGGTAGTATTGCCAGTCAAAAAGGAAATCATCAAAGACGAGCAGATTGTAACGGCATCAAACTACGGTGATCGGACTCAGTTCTGGGTGAGAATGCACTGCACATACATGGTGGTTGATATCGATGACCCGAAATCGTTCGTTATGGCTGATGGTTACGGCGATGGCTTTGACTCCGGCGATAAGGCTTGCGGAAAAGCCGAAACGTACGCACGTAAATATGCCTTAATCAGCGTATTTAACATCAGTAGGGGGGAAGACCCGGACGAAGAGAAATCGCTTGAATACAAGCCTAAAACAGCCTCACTGGCTGAAATAGAGAAGGCAGTATCACTGTATACCCCGGAGGAGATGGATATCATGCTCCGCAAGATGAAAGTCAACAGCATCGATCAGCTTTCGGAAGAACAGGTCAGGAAAATGATCGCTTACCGGGAAAAGGTGTCGGTAACTGACCGTGAGCAAACGTTTTAAATACACAAATGTGCCGTCACTGTTACAGGGTGGCATGACACCAGACGAAGCACGGTGTTATCTGTCTGGGCTGTCAACGAATATCGAATTTCATCACATCATGAACGGTCCGTTCCGCAAAAAGTCGGAAGAATACGGATGCTGGGTGTGGCTGAACAGCACGGTACATTACAACTTACATAACACTCGTGAAGGCAAGCAGTGGGAGCGTTCTCTCAAGGCTAAGTGCCAGCTTGCCTTCATCAACAAATATTCGATGGAGTTATGGATGAAAACTTTTAGGAGGAATTATCTGTGATGGAACTGGAAAAGAATGAATGGAAGATTACCTCAGACACAGAGGCTGACTGGGCATTGAAGAAAATCAAGGATGCCGATACAGAATACGAGCGTCTGAAGAAGATCGCCGATGACACGATTGATGACACGCTCAGAATGCTCGATCACCACAAAGAATCACACGACAACGAGGTAGCTTATCTCAAGGCAAAACTTGAAGAATACTTCAACACCGTACCGCACAAGAAAACCAAAACACAGGAGTCATACAAACTGCTCTCCGGCAGTCTGGTCCGTAAACGTGGCACGGAAGAATTCCACAGGGATGACAAGGTACTCATTGACTATCTCTCTGAGAACTATCCTTGCTATCTCAAGTACAAGACGGAAGTCAACTGGTCTGAACTGAAGAAGGACATCTCACCGATACAGGGTGCTTGCTATCTCACTGAAACTGGCGAGGAAATCCCCGGTATCGAAGTGACAATGAAGCCTGATACATTCACGGTGAAGTAATGGAAACAATCGACCTGTTTAATTTGAGAGAAGGCTTGGAGAAACAGCTTGAGGTGAGCGTGAAATCGTTGAGGAAAACAGGCATCGCATATGCTCAGAAAGAGATGGAGTATAAGATCCATCTCAGACAGGAAGTGCTGAAGTTACGGGATGATGGAACAGCGGTAACACTGATTCCTCTCCTGTGCTACGGCATCCCATCTGTTGCTGAGAAACGGTTTCTCCGGGACTCTGCTCTGGCTGTCTATGAAGCAAACAAGGAAGCAATCAATTCCATCAAACTGCGTATCAGACTTGTCCAGAGTGATATCGAAAGAGTTTATCAGAATACGGGGGTTGGTAACATATGAGCCAGTGTACTGACGTTCTCAAATACATGGAACTGCATGGGAGCATAACATGCCGACAGGCTGACAGGCAGCTTGGTTGCATGCGATTGCCAGCGAGAATCCATGACCTCAAGCAAAGAGGATACAAGATTAAGAAGGAAATGATTACCGTGCGGACAAGGCACGGCAAGACGGAAGTGGCTAGGTACAGTCTTGGAGAGGGGGATGAAAAT